ACGAGGTCTTGAAGGGCTCGAAGTCCGCGGTCGACGTCGAAGCAAAGCTGACGCGCATCGCCGAGGATGTCGCGGCGAACTTTGCCAAGCAGCAAAGCTACGAAGAGGCCATCAACCAGCTGTCCAAGAAGATGGGCCGTCCGGGGGCTGGGACGGCGGACGAATTGGACTTGGAGCGCAAGGAAGCGATCGACTTCTTGCGCGCCCGCCACAACCTGCGCGTTCCGAAACACGATGCGGCGCATCAATTCAACCCGGCCGACGACCACGTCACCGAGGCCGTCCTTGCGTGCAAAGCGGTTCGCGGGTTGATGCGAACCACCGACGTCAACATGCTGCCCGCTGATCAGCGCAAGGCGCTGTCGTCCTTCGCGCTCGGCTCGTCCGGGTTCATCCTGCCTCCGGAGTTGTCCAATCGGGTCCTGAGCTGCCTTGTCGACGTGAGCGACATCACCGGCCTGGTGTCGAGCCTGCCCATCGCGGGCCCGTCGGTAAAATTCATGGTCGACAACGTCCGGCTGTTTCAAGCGGCATGGGCGTGCGAAACGTCGTGCTTCGCCAATAACCCAAGCGCGAACTTGCTCGATGGACTCGGCGAGGTCGAGATCAAGCCGGACCCTCTCCGTTACGTGCTGTGCGTGAACCGCGACCTCCTCGAGGATGCGGACATGGACCTTGAGGGCTGGATGCTCAACAAGGTGTCGTGGGCATTCCGCAACACGGTGACGGAGGCGATCATTCGCGGCGACGGTCAAGGCAAGCCGTTCGGCTTCATGACCCCGGCCGCGGGACTCCCGATCGTCGAGACAGGAGCCGGGACGCCCGCCGGGGAGTTCTCCTGGCAAGATGTGGTGATGCTGAAGTACGAGGTCCCGGTGCAATATCACGCCGGTGCTTCATACCTGCTCAATCAAAAGACCTTCGGCCAAGCGCTCACGATCTCGGACGCCAACGGACGGCCGATCCTCATCACGGCGCCGACTGAGGATGGCCAATACCGCTTGACCGGATCGCCGGTGCGGATTGTCACGCAGATGCCCGACGTTGCGCCGGGCGCGACGCCGATCGCGTTCGGTGACTGGCGCGAGCTCTACATGGTCGTCAACCGCAAGGCGGTGACCATGCAGCAGGATCCCTATACGGTGGGGTTCTGCATCTTGTTCAAGTGGGAGGCCAGGGTGGGCGGGAGCATCATTTGTCCCAACGCCGCCAGGCTTTTGAGGATCCGCTAGGTGCTCGGCGCCGTCAATCTGTTCAAGTAGACACCGCGAGAAGGCAGCCCGGCGCTCGCATGGCGCGTTTTACCGTAACGGAGACTAACAATGGCAGTAATGAGCGCAGCCGGTCAGCAACTCTTTTTTGGGGCGCTTGCGCCGGGCTTCATGGATCTGAGCCCCGGATACACGTACTGCGTCGCTTTCATCAACCCCACGGGAGCGAACATCGTCACTGGAAGCTACAAGTTCCAGGACGCGGACGCGGATCCGGCCAACCCCTGTGCGCCCCTTGCCTCAAGTTGGGCCGACCTGGAGGTCGAGCCGGAATGTGACGCGCTGCCTGGCACGGTCGCGGGGCCGGCGGCCGTCTTGTTCAATGCCCAGAACCCATTGCCGGCAAACAGCCAGTGCCAGTATGCCGTGCCCTGTCCGCGCCGGTTTGTGCGGGTCGAGGAGCAGGGCACCGGCGGCACCGCTGTGGTCATCGGCATGGTCGGTCGGCTGCGCCGGACCGGCATGCAGGGGATTGCCGCTTAGGCCATGGAGCTCGGCAAACCGTACCGGATCGACGGCAGCGTCCGGGTCTCGTTTCGAGGCGAGGGCCCGGCGCGCTTTCGATTGCAGCACACAGGCGACGACGGAACGGGGCGGCCGGACGATCTGGGATGGTGCGATGTCTCGGATATTGCATCCCAGCCCGACCCGGTCGTGACGCACGGAATGATCCGGGCCATGATGGTGAGCGCGGTGCGCGGTGACGTCGACCTCGACTATCATCGCTATCGGGCCGACTGGATCCGGGTCGTGCCGCAGGACGAGGACGAAACCGAGCCATGCCAGCGCTACTCTATCGACGTCCAGCCGTTGAACGACAGGTCGTCCAAATCACCGCCAGAGAACCGGTGATCTTCGTCCCGGACAACGTCACGCCGACGGCTTATGAACCGGGCGAATTCTACGAGGTCCCGGCTCATGTTGCGCGCGGCATGATCCAGCGCGGCGTTGCCGTGCTGGCGCGTCCAGTTGCGGAACCGACCGAGCGCGTTGACGATATGTCCATCGGCGCGGCGACTATGCCCGAGAAACCATCCGCGCGCCGCGCGCGGCAGTAAGGAGAGCGACGATGTTCGCACAGTTCCCAGACGGCGCCTGCCTTCCGGTTTGCTCGGTTGTCGCCATGCCCGGCCAACTCGAATGGTTCGCCTCGCCGTGCATTTGCACGGCTGCAGACACCCGCGAGGCTCCGGCGCTTGACGCCGCCCGGCAGCGTGTCGGAGAGGGCGCGGGCGAGCCAAGCACCGAGGAAGAGGGCGGTGAGACCGAGGAGCATGATGGCCGACGGCGTCGCAGCCGCGCGCGCCCCTAACCGATGCTGCCGCGGTTTCATCCGCCGCAACGCCGTGGCGGCATGTTCGCCCCGGTCCCGACCCCGGTCCCGCGTGTCGGGGTCGGGAGCGTGCCCGGGGCGGCGACCTATGTGGTGGGGCCGCGGAAATCGGTGATCGTGAGCCGCAAGCGCGCGGGCGGAGTGCTGGTCACGCGGCGGCGCGTACCGGGAGTCATCACGGCACGGCCCAAGATCGACTAAGGAAACTTCGCCATGGCTGTTTGCGCACCGGTCGATTGCTGCTGCCAGCCGTGGCAGATTTCACAGGGCGAAACGGCCCCGCTGATGATCGATTTCGGCCCGTGGCTTCAGTCGACGGGCTGGCCGGCGATCAACGAGATCGTCGAGGCCGAGATGCTCGACATGAATGTCGCGGCGCCGTTCCCGCCCGCCGACGAGGCCGAGTTGGGACTGATCAGCGGCATGACGCCGGACCCGCCGAATTCCTGGCCCGGCTTTGCCGTCATCCGCAACGGGTCTCTTGTCGAGTTCATCGTCCAGGCGGGGGACGACGTGGCCGTCGGCCGAACCTATCGGCTCAACGTGCGCGTCAAAGCCCGCGACTGCGAAGGCCGGGCCATCACCGCTCGGGACTGCTGTTTCATTTATGTGACAAGCTGCTAGTGTATGGCCTGCTCAACCCTCTCGCCCGCTGATGCGCTCGCCGACGCTTATGCTGTCGCGAAAGAGCACGCGGTCGTTGAGGGCGCGTTCTCCGAACGGTTGTTGAAGGCATGGTTTGATGCCGCGTGGTGCCTGTGCTCAGCGCAGGTCGGCCTGATCTTTCCAGAGCAAAAGATCGACGAATGGGTGACGGTGGACCCCATGACCGGGTTCATCCGGCTGACCTATCCGCCCTCGTCCAGCGTCGACCTTTACGTTGGCGCGCGTCGCGTCGCGGTGCTGTCGCCGGCTGCGCCTTGCCTGACTGGGACCGGCAGCTGTTGGGAGGTGCCATGCTGCGAGCAGTCGCTGCGCGCGATTTACACGACCGGCGAGGATTTTAACGGCGCCGTGCCGCCGTGCTTCCTACAGGCGGTCTGTCGCGTGTTCACCTACATCTGCGAGAACCGCGGCGAGGTTCCCATGGACGAGGCCCTCCTCGGCAAGTCGGGCGCGAAGGCGTTCCTGAATGCTGATATGGCTTACGTGCTCTAGTGCCGAAGATTGATCTCAGACGTCGGCATGTCCCGGAACTCGGTTCTCTTCGAGCGACGGTGATCGTGTGCACCACAATCGAGCGGCCCGATCCTGAGACGGTCTCGACGATCGTCAACCGGCCCGGCGTGTTCAAGGTGCACGGACGCGCGCGGCCGATCACAGGCGAGGAGGTCCTGAACTACAAGGGCGTGTTCGATACCACGAAGGTCCCAACGATCGAGGTGTTCGTGCGCGTGCCACCTGACTGCAAGGTGGATATGAACCATTGGTGCCACGTGACCGACCGCTTTTCCGAATACTGGGCAAAGGTTCAGACTGTGGAAGATCTCGGCGGCGTGGGGCGCTGGCTTCGCCTACTCTGCACGCGGGAGGAGATTCGCGACGTGCGCTCGGACCCGGCCACGCAGACGATGCATCCCACTTGGGAGCGGCCGCCCGAGGCGCCGCTGCCGTTTGATGATGGGTTCTGAGATGCCGATCAGCGTCACGCTAGAGGTCAAGCTCGACGATCTGCCGCAGGCTACGATTGACGAGGACGCGGTCACGCGCTGGATCGAGAGCCGGCTGAACGGCGCCCGCAATCGGTTCATCCGAAACGTCTCGGCCGGTAAGCCCAACCCGTCGAAGCCGGGCGAGTATCCGCGCACCGATACGGGGCGCCTGGTGAACTCAGCGCATACTCAGATGCTCAGCCCATTCGAGGGCTCGTTGCGCTCCGACGTGGAATACGCCGAGTATCTTACGCGGGGCACGAGCCGCATGGCGCCGCGCAAGATGCTGCGCGAGGCGCTCGACGAGGAGATCCTGGAGCGGCCCGAAACGGATCAGCTCGCGCAGGCCGCACGGTGGAATAGTCCCGCGCATGTGAAGCGATCCCGATGAGCGGCGGCGCTGCACCCTCTCACCCGATTGCACCGTCGCGTGGTGATCTGCCGCCCGACTGCTACGGGACGGAGTCCCTTTACAACCTGGTCGTAAAGCGCATCCGCGCCTGCAACACGCTCTTTCAGGCAAACGTCAAGCTCGTGCTGCGCCAACTGCCCGAGGACCATTGGGCTAACTTACCCCTGCCCTATTGCCTCGTGGTGCCGACGTTCACGCAGCCGACTGTGAGAGAGCCGCCCTATGCCGACCTTGATACGTTCGTCAATCCGCGCCGGGTCACGCTGATCGCCCAGCTCGATGGTCGCGGCTCGGAGGCGGAATGGATGGCTGCTGACGACATCGAGTTGGCTGAGAAGCAATTGATCGGCTGCTTGGTGAACTGGCGGCCCATCAAACATTATCGGCCCACGATCTATGCCGGCATGCGTTTGATGGGGGCCCGCATCCCCGATGTGAAGGTCTCATTTAGCTTCGTGTTTTACGAGGAGATAGCGGTCGCGGATTCGAGCATCGGCCTGGACGGCGACGGCATGGACGAATTGCTCGTGCTCGGCGATATCCTGGTGACGGCGCACGTTTCGCCCTGCGACGATCTCGAGGACGCAGCATAAACTCAAAGTATGCAGTTCCTTCAATGTGCCATATAATCATCCAAACGAGGAGAGCTCCGTCATGAAGCATCGCTTTTCACTCGGATCTACGGAAACCAAGCGCAATCAGACCTCGGCCAACCGCGGGCGCTCCGCCTTCGTGCTGCAATCGGACGACGTCCGCCGCCGGGCCGATGAGGGCCCGCCCAAGCTCCCCATCCGGCTTGTCACGGTGCGGCCGATCAATGGTGCCCTCGTCTATACGGATGCGGGAACCCCCATTCCTGACGAGCAGTGGTCACAAGTCCCGATCTCGCCCTCCATCGTCATGGCGATCAAGTACGGCGACCTCGAGCAGGGCGAGGAGTCCGAACCGAAGGAAGGGATGGAAGGGAGTTCCGCTCCCGCTGCCGGCTCCGCGCCACAAGAAAGGCGCGCCCGCCGCGAGTCGAATACCCCGGCGAACGCCGCTCAGTAATCGACCAGACCGAACTGCGGGATCCCGGCGATGATGTCGAGTTACCTCAATCACTGCTCCGTGCCGCCGGTGACTCAGCTGCCAACGCCGTGGCCGCCGCCCATCCCATCCCAGTCGGCTGGGATGGGTGGCAGCGTCGCGATGGAGTATTCCGCCAAGGTAACGACGAACGCAGCCGGTGATCCTGGGGACGGTAATGTCGTTTGGAACACAGCGGCACAAAATACCGCCACTCACATCTTTATTGACCAAGTCACCGTGGCCAAGACCGACGTGGGCATCCTCTGGCGGGAAGCGCAGCCCCGTCCACTTTTGATCCAACGTAAGACGAATACCGCGGTCTTTGCCAACTACACGATCACCGCCGTGGTGGACAATGGCGGGTGGTTCGACCTGGCGGTCGTGCCGGGCTCAAATGCGGGACTTCCGTTCAGCGGAAACGATACGCTGGTGGTTGTGCTGGGTCCCAAGCCAATAGCATGACCGCATCTGTTTGCTTGCCAAGCCATAGGGTTTCGGCAATCTTGAAACGTCGAGGAGAGCACCATGGCTCAAAATAACATTTCCATTCCGGCCGCTAGGGGCAATTTCCTAACTTGGTGTATCTCAGGATACTTGCCCCTCGCGGAACTGTGCCGGCCGCTATACCTCGCGCAAAAACTCGACAGCGCCGACACGTCCGTCGTTGGTGAGTATTACGTCATCTACTCGACGAACGAGGCGCGGGATCTTTTTGGGGCTGGCTCGGCCGCGGCCAACATGGCCATCCAACACTTTTGCACCTGTCCGGAGTTGCCGCTCTATATCGCGCCGATCGACGATCCGACGGCCGGCGTCGCGGCGGTGCACACGATCACGATTACCGGCCCGGCAACCGATAACGGCGTTCTTTCCGTCGCGATCATGGACGAGGCCTTCGCGGTCGGCGTGATCGTCGGCGCAACGTCGGACTCGATAGCCGCGGCGCTCGCGGCCCAACTGCAAAAATGGATTGACCTTCCCTATACCGTCACGGTC